CCCTGCAGCAACTAAACCAAAACCTGCCGTGTTTCTATTTGCCATAGTTGTTTCTCCTTATGTACCTGCCCCGAAGGGCCTCCAGTACGGTTTATTTAAATTCAGTGATTAAAAAAATTATTTTTTCGTACCACCGAAGGTTACACGAGACTGCCTGTCAACATTGATAGGCATCCTCTGGTCTTGCTCCTTTAATAAATCGTTTGCCACAGCTTCATCTCGTTCTTGATGACGGTTAGTCATGTATTCCGATCTTTGCCTCGCGATCTCTTCAGGTACCTTCGCAAGTAGAAGGCCACCGACCCCAATCACTCCCTTGTATTTACCTTCTTCAAGTACAGGATAATCATCTGCGTTTTCAATTTCTTCGGCACGAACTAATTCATAACCTTCTCTTAATCGTCCAGTTATATTTTTCGTATCTTGAAATCCTACGACTTCAGCTCTTATCCATCTATACCTGAATCCATCAGGTGCAGGGGGTGCATCTAGAGAAGATGGAGGAACCCACACTTTTGGTCTTTCAGACTTTGACCGTGTTTGGCTCGCACGAGAAGTTTTGTTATCTTTTTCCATTTTACGCTCCTTCCTTCGTGTTTTTTAATTGTTTTGCGTATTCTTCGAGTGGCACACCTAATTTTTTAGCTATTGCTACTTGAGACGATGTGAGTCTCACGGTTTTGCGACCAGGCTTTACGCTTCTTGAAGCTGAAGCCACCGTCTGAACGGGGGCGGTCGATTGCTTTTGTTCAGTATTACCAAATTTATGCGGAAAGTCAACTCTGATTCTTTTATCAACTTCAGCATAATACTCGTCAGAATTAGGATCGAACCCTTCTTTTTCAGTAAGATCCTTATGTATCTCAAAAGCAGTGTAAGTCATTGCTCTGTCTGTTCCAAACCAAGAATTCTTAGATGCCCATGCTTCGGCTCTAGGATCTGGGTTAATCGGGTCATCCATAGCAGGTTGACTTGCATAGTTATTTTGAGAAAGATTAGCAGGAGCTTGCTCCTGCGGTTTTGCTTCTCTACCTTCTTTGGCTTGTTCTAGTTTTGCATTCTCAAAAGCGAGTTGTGCAATTCTTTTATTAGCCTCAACTTGAGCAGTTGCATCACCTGATTCAATAGCTGCAGCTAATTCTTTTTGTGCCGCTTCTAAACCTGATGATATAGTGGTCTCAAATTTTTTGATGTAATCAGCATCAGTTTTTTCAAATCTTTTTTCTAATGCTTGTCTTTTTGCTTCTACAGCTTGTGCGTATTCGGTAGCAGCTTTTTCTCTTCA